TGAGTGGGCTGTAGAGGAAGTGAGTGAATTTTATAGTGCTGTTGAGGATGGTAATATTTCTGAGATAAGAGAAGAAGCTATGGGTTTGCTACGTTTAGCTCAGCACTGGCCCGATAATGCTGATGTTCGTCTTACAGTACGGAAGGTTATAAAAGATATAAATAAAGTATTCCCAACTAAGGAGTCTTTTAATGAGGCTTTTGATAAATGGAAGGCTGCTAAGATAAAAAAGGGGCAAGCCCAAGAAGGTGTATATGTTGAAGATTTAAAAAAGACTTTAGAAGAAATTGGGAAAGGTATATTCAAAGAGAAGTCGACACCGCTAATTGACATATTTGAAGACGCAGGCACAATGACTCAAGAGGAGCTAGACACTGCTGTTGTTGAAGAGTATCTTGCTAGGCAGGTTGCTAATGTATATATAACTATGGCTTCAGAGTCTCTACCTGCCAAGGCGGCAAGATGGATAAAAAGGTTTTATAGAAAGCTTAAGAATATGTTTAGAACTACTAAGTTCAATAAGAACGATGTTATTGACATATTCGCTGAGGAACTATATGGAACTGACCCTCTATACTCTGTTCCACAGTCTGCGCAAGGGAAACTAAAGCGATGGGCTGCGTCTATCAACAATGAGCAGGGAGAGGGGTTTGACGAGTCTTTAACTGAAGACCCAGAGGATGAGCAAGATGAGACTCTTGGAGAGGATGCTTCTCCTGCAGACTTTGTATTTAAGAGATTTGAAGAGTCTACTCAAAAACTATTTGGCGCACCTCTTTTAAATAGTGAAGTGGCAACATTGATTCATAAGGCTAGAGAACTAGAAGTAGATGTTGGAAGCATTGAGGGTATGAAACAGTTCCTAACATATATTAGAGCTGCCGGGTTTGCTCAAAATACTAATAGAAAAGTAATGTTTTTAGCAGACTTTGAAGGAAAGCAGAAAAAGAAAAAAACTCTTAATAGAAAAGAACGTAATGCTTTTATTCGTTTTTACAACCATGCTAATGACACTATAAGAAGAAGTACTAAGGTGTTTCTACAGTCAGTTGATGGTGATGTTCAGTTAAAAAGCAGTGAAAAAGATTTTATGGGAAACACACAATCTGAATTTATTAATAAAAGCTTTATAGACGATTTAGATGTCGGTGAAGACACAGTTATGATGCTTGGCTCTGATGTGTTTGCTGAAACAAGATATTCTAAATGGAGGAATTTTGAAGACCCACAATATGGGCCTGACTTTTTAAACTTTGAAGACATAGAGTTTTTAGAAGACCAGCTTTCTTATTTTGAAAGTGAAAAAGGTAGCCCAAGACCAATGGCTCTTTTAGGAATTAAAGGTGCGGATAAAAATGCGTTTATGATTGTCAGAGTAGGGAATCAATTTAGATATAAGAATGGCGCTCTTTGGAAGGATAAAAAAGTAGTTGAATACTTTAGAGATGAGATAGCTGCTGGTAGAATGACAGAGCAGCACCTCAAAGACATAGAAGAGAGCGCTCTAACAAGAGCTGAAGAAAATGATTTTGTATTATTACAAGCTGCGGCTAGGCACAACTGGTGGAAATCTGTCATGGGAAATAATTATCTCATGGAAGATGATATGCAAACTAGGGGAGTAAAAGACTATTTTAATAGGACAAGGATACCATTTAACGAAGGAAGTACACCGAGAGGTCTTGGTGATACACGTGTTATGGTTATGGACATGGATACTATTGAGATAGAGTATGAAGATGCTAATGGTAATGTAGTAAGGCGAGACCCAAAGGAAGATTATACAGAGACTGGTGAGCCTAGATATTTTGGTGATGGGTTCTTAGGTGTTAATGATAGAATTATATCTGGTGTTGAGGAGGCAACAGGTAGAAAGCCTGAAGCAAATGAATATCCCTTATCTGAATTTAAACCATCTTTTTATCATATTACCGAAGACAAAGAGAGTGTCTTGGCTATTAAAGCTAACGCATCTAAGCCACCTCCTGGGTTACGTTTCTTGGACAAAGCGACTGGTCGTCTTGTTATGGAAACAAGGGAAGACGAGAATGGGCAGATGCATTTTTACGATGGTAACGGGGTTGAGTTTGATATGTTTGCCACTAAAGATGAAGCTAAAAGAAACACCGGTCAGTTTGATGTTACAAATGAAGTCTTTGATTATAATTTCCCTGAGACATCTATGAAAGTTATTTTTGGTTCTTCTCCAAAAGGAAAGCCTAGTGCAGCACATCCACTATCTTGGTATGAGATGTTTATTGCACCTGATTTAATGAAAGACCCTGATGTTGCTAAAGCATTAGAATTAGCTGGTTTTCATATACTTGATATAATGCAAGAAAATATAATTACTTTAATCAAGGGAAGATGGAACCCGTCTTTTCTTAAAAGAAATTTAAAGCGTATGGGAATACTTGATTCCTACGGTTCTTTAAAGGAAGGGAAAATTGTCAATCGCATTAAAGCTGGAGCATTAAGACATTCTGCTTTCTTGGGAAGATATAGAAGTAGTCTTGGTAATATGTTAATTAAGAAGACTGCTTTTAAGGGGAGAAGAACGGGGCAAGGTACTCTATTTACTATTTATCCCGATTGGAAAAACGAGGTAGCTGAAGACGAGATAATAGTAGGGGACATGAATGAGGTTACTATTAAAAGAGTAGCAGATAAGGTTATAGGTAAAAAAGATAGGTCTGCTTCTAAAAAAGAGAGGGGCATTAGGGAAGAATGGGATGCTCTTTATAAGAATAAAGAGACAAGGGACGATGCTGTTAATCAGTTAAATGCTGTCTTAGCTGTAGAGGATATTAAAACATTAGTTCATAGACAGCCTATCCCCGATGTTGGTTCTCCTAGAATTTTAAGAATTAAAGAAATAAGAATAGGTCTAGGGAATGTAGCCATCCCAAACTCTAAAGTTTTATATAACATTATGCAAGGTGACAATGACGGTGACCATCTAGCACTAGAGTTTCTGCCGGACAAGCTAACTAACGCCTTAGAAAAGGCAGTTAATTCTAAAGCATTTAAAAATAGGAAGAAGAGTATCAAGCTTGGAATTTTTAAGCATGATACACACACAGGAAACCTTGCTAATTTTGATGATATTAAAAAGTTTACTTCTATGGTATCGGTAGGACAATTTGCCCAAGGTATCTCTGTTAACGCTAAAAATATTAGAGAGCTTTTATCTTATAAAGATATAGTTGTTGGTCTTACTGATAAGGGGAAGACTGCTCATTTGGAAAATGCAAAGTTGGCATTTCTTCCATCTAACTCAAATGTTATAATGGACTATGCACCTCTTGATATAGATGTTCTTACGGCTGATGGTGGTATAGTTATGAAACAACTAATGGAGAATGATAAAGTTAAGATTATTACCAGCGATGGTAAGTTTATCAAAACTCCCGAAGAGCTGTTAAAGTTTGCAGGTCGTGAGACATCTATGCCTTCTAGAATAAGTAGTGCTAAAGCTCCACAGGCTATTGCTAAGTTTTTTACTCCCATACACGATTCCATAAAGGGGATGACAGTTTCGGCTTATATGAAAATGCACGGGCCAAGAACTCTTACTGGAAAGGTAGAATTTCTACGTAATGAAAACAAGCCTAACGAATTTCTCTTATTAGAAACTACTTCAGAAGGTACTAGGGCTTTTGGCTACGTATCTGATAAGAAGGCTAGTCTGATGGGGAGGCAGGATATGTATGGATTTAAACTTAATAATATATATCAGCAAGGGGAAGTGTATGGACTTGTAGGAAAAGAGTATATAGAAAAGAACTATGGATTAACATGGGAAGGTACGATAGGTGGGGATGAAAGACCTTTTGTTACAAGTGTAACAGAGGAAACTGGAGAAAATGAGGTATACTTATACACTACGTCCGCTCATGAGATGGCAACTATATTACAGGCTTCTGTGGACAATGCTAAAGAGCTTTTGCTTTATGGATGGGGATGGGGAAATGAAGACTTATACGGAAAAAGTGGATATAACTTCTTATTTTCTAGAATGATAGCTGACAAAAGAAATATTAGAAAAATGAAGGATGGTTCGTGGAAGGATGCTGATTCTCCAAAGGGAGCCCCATCTGTTACTAAATCTCTTCTTAAAGAAGAAGGTGCATTAACCATGATGAGACATGTTTTTAACTTTTTTAACTACTCTCAATTTAGACAAGGACGTGATAAAAATAGACGTTCACTAGGTCTTCAAGAAATCGGAAGACGTTCCTTCGATAAAGCAAACTTTATTGCATCAACACCAGAGGAGAAAGGGGCTCGTGTTAAAAGGCACATGTTTACTAGCGATAAAAGATTAAAGAAATTGGTAAAAAGCGTTACTATGAATAATAGATTTACTAGTCTTGAACAAGGCTTTGCTAAATATTTTAAACTCGCTAGGGAACAGATAAAAAATCATGGTGAAGAGGGTGAGGTATTAAATTGGGACGTTACAAGGTATAACCATACAAGACTTAAGAATGCTTTTATATTTGCCAGAGATTCAATTAATGCAAACTTTGCACACTTAGTAGATAAGTATAAAGTTCCTATAGCAGAGGGTGACTTGGAAGCAGCTAAAAAATTTGCAAGGCTGATGCATACAAGATTCTATAACATAGGAAAAGATAAGATGTACATCGCAGAAGATGGGACTGAATATGATGCGACAGAGGATAGAGTAGTAAGAAACGAGTATAGTAAAATGATGGGAGCATTTATAGAAGACCATATACATCAGTTTCTTGCTCTTTCACCGGGGGCTCAGTTTTTACATACTCACATGTTTTTGAATGCATTAGAAAGAAGTGATGTTCGTATTAATAAGAGAGGTGGGGTTAGTGCTATGATAACTGATGCAGCAGATAAATTATTGCCGTGGGAGTTAATGGACGAAGATTTAAGTATAGAGTATTTAGATGCATGGAGTGATGGTCTTGATGCTTCTAGTAATACTGAAGAGAGAGTGGCACAAGAAAAATGGAAAGACACTAGAGTTGATATAGCGCAAGACAAGTATGAAATAGACAATGGGTGTAGGGTAGCAAGTAAATGAAATGTAGTACGTTAAGAGGTATTAGAGAATATTCTAATACTGATGTAACCTTTTTTGAATCTAAAGCGAAGGCTGCTATAGGGAATCTAGTTGGATTCCTTAGTCCAGTTGAAGCAGAATACCATAGACTTACAGGAAAACCTAACCCAAAAAAGATAGAAGAATCTAAGAAAAGATTAAAGTATATGTCTGATATACATAATCTATTGAAGAAGCATGTAGATGAGCTTGGTAAGACAAGCTTTTATGACCCTACTGTAATAGATGATTTCTTAAATATGATACGTGACGAGTTTTCAGATGACTTTACTGAACCACTAGTTGACCTTAATGAATATCATTGGAGAAGAGCTAAGTCATTTCATAAGAAATTAGATAAACATTTTAATAAAGCAGCTAAAGGATACAAGCCATCAGGAGAACCTCTAACATTTTGGGAACGAGCATTATGGGAACCGGCCAACTTAGTTTATTCTAGAGATAAAACAGGTAAGTTTGCAAAGATTATTAAAATGATTAAACGAAGCTCTGATATTATTCAGGGCAAAGCTCGTTTCTTTACAACTAGGTATACTAATATAACTAATGGCTTAATCAATTATCATAATGACAACATTTGGAACAATAGAGATAGTCTAAACTCTGTTGTATTTGGAGGTTTAGAAGGTTTTATATTGACAAGTAAGACTGGAAAAAAGGCAGAGGTAACTATACATGGAGAAGATGCAACTAGATATTTAGTTTCTTTTCCTGCGAGAGACGGCTCTGTACAAGATGGTACAGTTGGCGATGTAAGACTTGAAAAGAAATATTGGTTCTCTAAGGATAGTATAAATGCTACCGATGAGAACTTAAAACTTGCTTCTCAATCTTCATTTCAGAGGTTCTATCAAGACATACTTGATGGTAGAGTTAGATATATTAGAACAGCACATATACCATCTAACTTTGAAGAGAATCAAAAGTGGAGAGAAGAGACAAACGAGGGGAAATTTATATCTAAAGTATTAGATGAGATGGCGGCACAAAGGAAGGCAGCAGACGAAAACAATATGACATATACTCCTAAACATAAAGACTACCATTCTTTTAAAGATGAAGCTGGTAATCAATGGTCTTTTGTTATTGTAAAGGACGAAGCTGGGGAAAGAGGGGAAAGAATAAACGACCCTAGACTGTCTCAAAAAGAACTAGAACAGTTAATGGCTAGAAAAGACCCAATAGTTGGGGAAAACTATAACGCATTTCTTGTTCAAGTTCGATACGCTGATGAGGTACAAGACCCAATTAACTTCTTTGAGGCGGGAACAGAGGAGTGGTTTGGAACGCAAGAAGAAGCATTGGAAAGAGGTATAACAGTTAGTAGTCTAGAAGCTGTGCTTCCCGAAGGGTTTTACAATGCGAAAGAACATAAAAGATTTAGAAGTGGAAAGATAATTGGTGTAGCTGAGGGTATTGAAGAAGAGGGAGAGCAAGGATTTATATATGATTTGGAAGAACAGTTTAAAGAGTACTATGGGTTTGAAAGGATGATAGGACAGCCCGGTAGCGGAGTGCCCAAGCCTTATAGAGTTGATACTCCTCCTGGAGCCAAACCACAAAGACGGGCATTTGATGTTGAGGATGGAAGAGGATTATGGAATGCTATAAAAGAAACTAGGTCTTTATATCAACAGTTCTTTGATTATGTAGCAGAGGAGACATCTTCTCTAACGAAAGATATTACTTCTAGAGCAGAGGTTATACGTCAGCAGGCTGAAGAAGAAGGTCTTGATGAAGAAGAGATTGAGGAAAGAATTGAAAATACAATGAGCATTGGTGGGTATAAATCTGATATAGAATTACTTAGAGATAAAGAAGGTAAGTTAACAGGAGAAATCAAAGTAGGGGCGTTCAGAGGTGATGGTATAATAAAAGGACGTGCTATGAACTATTCTCCGGCACAATATTGGGATGGAGAGTATGAGAGGACAGCTGATGAAGCTTTAGAGTCTTGGGAGAGACAAATTAAAGCATTGAAAAAAGCATTAAGTAAGGCTAACAAACAGAACAGAATTGTTATAGAAGGCAAGATTAGTGAGATTGAAGAACGAATGAATATTATGAATGAAGTGTTGGCTAAACTTGCAAATATTGACCATGATGAAAGAACTATTAGATTAATGAATACTCCCTCACATCTTAGAGCTGTTAGTTCAATGATGAATAGGATGAATAGGAGAAGAGACCCCGAAGTTGCTAGTAAATATTTTGAAAGAACTATTACTTCTCTTCACCAGACGCGTGTAAAGAATGAGTTTCTAGGGGTGATGGATAATGATAATACTCCATCTGGTCTGTATGATTATTTGACAAACCAAGCTAAGATTGCCTTTGGAGAGACTGATTATAGAGCGTTAGATAGAGGTAAAGATTATGGTTTGGGGCATGAACAAGTTGCTAACCTTTTAAATATATTTAGTCCTAATAAAAAGTGGAAAGCAGACGATGTAGAATACTATGTTATAATGGCTAATTTATATACTACTTCTAAACTACTTGGTGTTCATGCTTCTTTACATAATAATACGCAGAGACTGAATCCCATTATATTATTTGGGCTGAGAAGATATTGGAAGGCAGCTCAGGAAGCACAGTTTGGGCCGGAGAAAGATATTTGGAAGGCTAGAGTAGAGAACTCAGGTGTATTAGTACTTGTGAATGCGTTTCATGAGATTATGCTTGGTGAATCTGGAACATCTGTAACTATGGCTAACTTACCACAAATAGAATATGCTAAGATTGCTTCTATTGTTGCTATGGGTCGTAAAAAGTTTATAAAGAATGGTGACTATAAAGTTGATAAGATGTTGAGACTCATGAATAAAGATGAGAAAATGAATGCTGCAAGAATGATGGAGCTACGTGAAGCATGGATTGATTTGGTAGATAGTCCAAGTAACGAAGCAGATTTATCTAAGAAACGTCAACTAGCATTAACTAAGGGTAGACTAAAAACACTTAAAAGGAATTGGACAAGGAAGGAGATGAGGAAGGCTGCTATATGGAAGTTGAAATACTTTCCTCCTATAATTCCAGGTGCAGAAAAAGTGTTGACTTTTACTGGCGTTGAAGCTGCGATGCGTTTTGAGACGGGAGTTTTATCTCTGATGATAGCAGAAGAGATGAAAGCATTTATACCAGAGGGTGACATACAAGTTGAAATTGCAGGAAGACAAGACCCTGCTGATGATGATGCTATGTGGTATGGCGAGGATGCTGTAGATATAATTAGAAATGCTGTATATAATACACAGTTTGGGATGAGCCAGCAGTTTCTACCTCACATGTTTGGTGGAGCTGGTAAATTTATATTTCAGTACAAAACTTATCCATATAACCAGTCTAGACATGATTATAGAATAGTAAAGAATTTCTTAGATGGGAACGAAGGTCAGTCAACAATAGCTAGGTCTATAGATGGCTCAACACGTCTTATGAATCTTATGTGGGATGGCGCAAGAAGAAGATTTAAACAACAGAATCTTAGGGATGAAGAAAGAGATGCTCAAAGAGTTGGGAGATTTATTCTTGGTAGAGTAATTGCAAGTTTCTTTGCCATATTTGCTAGGACAAGTCCTTTAACAGCAGACGTAGTAAGAGGCATAAGAGGTATGATAGGAGGGCAAGGTGTTTCTGGCTCGATGAGATTTTTTAAAGCAGCTGAAAACCCGGTGGTAGGATTACTTATGAGGATGGCGGTTCTTGGACTTTGGTTTGGGGGGGATGAGGAGGATGAGGACGATACATTTAAATATGTTAGGCGTTTCCTACTTCCCCCTCTTCTTTCAATGGCGATAGAGGGAATTACAAAGCATCTTGATGACTAGGAGGTTCACGCAGTCACCTGTTTTACTTTTATGTCGGAATAAAAAGCTAAGACCTTCTTTCTAATTCCCTCACTAATTCTTTTAACTCTCTAATTATTATTTTTATCTTAGAAATAACGACTTTTATAATTGGTTTATTTCCATGCATATCCAACCCCGCACCCTAAAGACAGATAGAACCATCCAATTCCAAAGGCTATATTAGCTGAACTTCCACTGGCCTGTGTTATTTGTATAAATAGTGGGAATGCTTTTAATGTTATGTTCCATTGTGTAGCTAGTCCTTCTATATCTAACTTTATTATCTCTAGTCCAGCATATTTATTTCCTATCTGAAATAGTGGTGTCGGTTTTTCTATCATTTTCTTCCCTTTCTTTTTGCGAGGTTTGATAATAATACACTGCGATTAATATTGCATCACAGTTGATAAGAGTCACTTTCTTATCTGGAAACATATTTTGTGCTATTTCTTTAAGCTTATTTTTTCTATCCTTCTTAACCTTTATTCTTTTATGAAGAAAGTGTGCTTGCCATGTTCTAGGTGCTATTTCTATAAAATCTAATCCCAGTGAGCCAAGTACTCCCCACCACATTCCCACATTTCTACCGAATTTAAAGGCAGAATTTCTGGCGTCATGTGGCATAGCATGAACTCGCTCAAATCCAACTAAAATGTCTGACCGGACGATTCCTTTTATCTCAAAACCATGTATTATTGACTTGACGGAATCTGCCATATCTTTACCCCCACTTGGGCATTTGACGAAATCTAGTGTTTTTCCATCATATGATGCTATTGCACCGCTTGCACCTGGGTCTATTCCGAATACTACCATAATAAACTCCATACTAGAGTTCGGGCTTAAGATGAGAAAAGAAGCAGAAAAAACTTATCTCAAGCCCTACTGTCTAGTTCTTATTTATTTTGTCATCTCTTTTGAAGCTTCATTCTGTGCTTCTTGCATTGTTGAATAAAACTTACACTTGTTTCCGTAGAAACCCATCTTATAGTTATTAATCGTTCCATACCTTGATTTAGCATTTATTATTTGAGATTGATATTGGTTATATCTCTCTGGGTCGAAGTTATATCCATAGAAGACGAACATCGCAGTTTCTGCTGTTTGCTCTATTACCCCACTCTCAGCATAATCACTCATTCTAGGAGTTGGGTCTAATCTTCTTTCTATTTCTCTATTTAGCTGACTTACCAGCATAGCGCTGCAACCAGACTTCTTACATACCCATTTATATTCATACATTATTTCTTCTATCTCGAACCTTCTATCTTTCTTTCCATCACCTACTTGTATTAGCTGAATATAGTCGTCTATTACCACGTCTGGCTTGTGCCGGACAATCTCTCTTATAGATTCATCTAGTTTCCTTACATCATCATAGATTATTAGCTTTTTATATTTCCTCTTAATATCATTCAATGTTTTTGTTAGTTCTTCATTTTCTCCATTCTCATATATACCTCTTCTGACTCTGTGGTAGAGTAATATTTCACTTTCCATTGTTACTATCTTCTTCATCAACTCTGTTATACTCATTTCTCTTGAGAATAGCATAACAGAATACCCCTGTTCTATTAGTCCTTTTAATGCGTTTACCATAAGAGTTGTTTTACCATGTCCTGGTCTTCCACCTAAGACAGTTATCTCTTTACGTGTCATTCCCCCTGCAGGCCAATCTAGATAATCCAGTCCAAACTGAATGATATTATTAGCCTGTTTCATTTCTTCTTCTACTTCTTCTACTATACTACTCATATCACGCTTCTTTGTCGGATGTATTTCTCTCAACTCTTCTATAAGACGTGCATGAGTTTCTAGTGTCTTATTTATTTCTTCATAGTCATCAAAACTCGTATCAAATAGCCTATGGGCACTCAATGCAGTCTCTCTTTGTACGTGCCTCTCCCATACGATTTTAGCATAGTATTCTACATTACCGGCTGTCGGTACTGCTTCTTCCAATCCCGTGATGAAGTATGAACTAACTTTATCGTCCTTATTCTTATATAGCTGTTTACATCTCTCTATAACTGTTATTGTATCTATTGGTTCTTTGTCTTTCCATAGGGATTGTATTGCTATCCATACCTGTCTATTTTCGGTAAAATAGAAGGCTTTTGTTTCTCTAATCCATGCAGCTATTTTCTCATATATTTCATCACCTTTTTGCAACAATGAACCAAGTACAGCGACTTCTGCTTCTTTACTAGAGGGAAGAGGTTGTACTTCAGGTTGAATGCTCGTTTTAACCATGATACCTCCTTTCAAAATAGGGACTCTTGGCCTGTTTGCGGATAGTTGATTATAGCCAACTCATTGACTACTTTGTTTCTGTTCTTTAGATTTCCTGTATATATTGTTGGAAGCTCTACTATGTTATATTCATTATATAACTCTCTTACTAGAGGTTTATCATCATAGCTTACCATGAACTTCCCGTTATTTTCATTTATGGTGTCAACGCATTCCTTTAATTCCTTATGTTCTTTTTCTCCGAAGTCATAGAAGTAATAGTCTCCTCTCTCAGCAGCTACGTAAGGTGGGTCTAAATACCACATATCGCCTGCTTGAGGTGGATATTTATCAACTAGCTTTGCAAAGTGAAGGTTCTCTATAGTAACTTGATTGAACTTCTCTCTTGATATTTTCAGCTCTGCCAACATCTTTGTTGACCAGTCTTCTTTCCCTGACTTGGAAAATGCCGTATATGGGTTTTTATTATATGATAGCTTGATTAGGAATAGATACCTAGCAGCCCTTTTAGGGTCTGGCACTTGAATATCTTTTCCACTCATTACTTCTTTTTTTATTTCATAATACAGTTGGCGTGAGCGAGGATACCAGTATATGTATTCACATAATTTTTCAAACTCCTCGACCACACAAATATATAGATTCACAATATCATTATCAATATCATTTACCACATTCCACTTGGCTTTTGGCTTTCTGAACATCATAGATAGACCACCGGCAAACACTTCAATATATCTGTTGTGTGGAGCCAACATGGGGACAAGCCTTCTACTTAATTCAAACTTGCCCCCATAATAAGGCATTACTACAGGGCATTTAAGCCATTCTGAGTTCATGCCTCTGCTACTTCGGATGCATTATTGGCTAACCTCTTTATTAATGGATATATTTTACTTTCTACTTTAGGTTTACTCAGCTGCTCATCATTCATCAAGTGTGTAGTACACCATGTAGCTACATTGAGTAAATCCCAGTATGTTTTAGGTTTATTGGTTATTGTATAGTCAACAGTCTGTTCCATGTATTGCTCTGGGACAAGTTCAAGAACCTTTAATAGGTCATTCCCTTTTATTGGGACATTACTGAGGAATCCCATGTCTTCGACTGCTGTTTGCTTTGCTGCTGTTACCATTGATGGTATAGTTTCATTTAACTTGTCTATGTTAGCATTATATTTAGAATGCCTATTATTGAACTTCCCAAATACTGAACCTATTACCATACCATTAGAACATATCATTCTGAATGCACCGGTAATTAGGTGAACGGCTGTTGTCCCATCATAGCTATTCCATATTTGGACTTCTGGGTTCACAAAGTCTCCTTTACTGACTTCTACCTTCTCTTCTGGAAATCGGAACTTATATCTGGTCTTCTCCCCATTACCATATACTCTTTCACCTATAAAGACACCACCATTGTCTTTTACTGCCTTGCTAGATAGAGTATAGAGTTCATCATTGGTCACAAGCCTATAGTTATCTGTTACACATCCTAGAATGTGTCCTGTATCATCTCTTCTTATGAATTTATATGATGTATTTGCGTAATCTGCTTGTGGAGCACCTGGTGTAACGAGTTCTGCTCTTGCCGGTACTTCACTTACTTTAAATAGACTCTCCATCTTCTTTCTCCTTTATCGTTTTAGGTTTTGGTAAGCTTCCATAAGTTTTACGTTCATTCTTTAGAAGCCTTTCTCTATTCATTGAGTGTGAGTTTATTATATACTTTAGATATGCGAATCCTTTTCCTTGATATACATATTTTCCTTTGTAGTAACTATTTATAGCCCATTTGGCAACTTCTTTGTCAACTGAAGTAATTGCCTTTAGGAAAGGCATTACTCCTTTGCCTAATTGTTCTGATGGTATATTGTTCTGTATATCGTTTATAACCTTTCTTACTAGCTTTCTTAAACTCTTATCCATTTTCATCATTAGCTTATCTAAGTCTCTCTGTCTTCTTGGTGACCTATAAGAGTCACTCACTGTCATTGGGATAGCTTCTATCTCTTCCCCACACTTAGGACATTTCATTCTTGTCCCTTAAGTATATACCAATAGTCTCAGCATACTTTAGTGGAACTTCATTTTGTAAATACTTGGTATACTTCCATCCATGCTTTTCATATAACCCCTTTCTATTACTATGTCTGCCCCGGCAAACAAGTGTATACCTTTTTTTATTCAGTTTATTCCTTACTATTCTTATAAAGAATCTATTTATTATATTATTTTTTACTTTAAATATGTATAATGGCGCTCTTTTCACTGTTTTACTCCTTTTTACTAGTTTTTTAGGATTTTTGGAAAAAACGGACTGTTTAAAGGGGGTTTTAAGCCACTTTCTCAACATAAGGCGATACAACCATCGTCTATAAATAGAGGTATTCTTAGGATTGAAGCCAAATACTGTTTTCGTGTTTTACCCCTAATCACAGTCATCTCCCTTACATCCAGCGACTAAAGTCCCTTGTGACTTCTGTATTTCCTTCTCAACGTCAATAACTTTATCAAAGTCTTCTACATTACCAATCTGATGTGCTTTAATTAATTTAGCTGTTTGGTTTCTTTTCTCTTTAACAAGATTGTCACTAATTCTAAGCATATCTTTCAAAAGAGATTTGTATGGAACTTTCCATTCAGGGTCGACTGGTATCCTCATGGTCTTTATAACTGTGAGCGCCCATATAATACACTCTAGTTCAGACTCACTTGCTCGTATTCTTACAACAGCTTCCTCATTCATTTTCCAATCTCCTTAGTATTTGATAAATGAGTAACATTATCCATATGACGATTATATCAGTTATAATTTCCATTTTAGTCTCCCACGATTTGTTGCTCACAAAATTTGCAAAACCATATACCAAGTTCTTTATCGTAATACCTTGTATAGTTTGCATCTTTTACATTAACTACTGATTCTACTATTATTTCATCCGGCAATACCATTTCGCTTATTTGGTCATGTTCATATTTATAGTCTTTAGCAATTTCCTTATTAACATCCTTTATACTAATACAGTTTTCATCAGCGTCTGCTGCAGCTTGCTCATAATCAGCGTCTATTCCTGTATCACCCCCGAAATTCATCTTGGGTATTACTTTATCATCAATATATACTGGTTCTTCGCTACGCTTTGTACTGCTTGTGACCTTTAGTTTAAAGCCATCTTTTTCATTCATGACGTTCTCCTTTTAATTTTATAGGTGAGCTATGTGTTGCGGGGCACTTCACGTTCCAAACCCTGAGATACCAAGTACTCTAACATAATCTTGGACTCCTTTTAAGTTAAGTTCGTGAAAATATAGCTCACCTAATGTTTATGGATGGCTAGCCCCTCACTCCGCAAACAGAGTGTTAACCGTGTGTGTTTATAGTCTAATACTTAACAGGGCTCTAGAATTATTACGGCAACAACCTGTTAGAGGTATTCAGCATTTTCTACCAATCTTAAATTGGCTCATCGGTGACCATCCATTTTAGATGGGACTTGGCATAGGCGGTCAATCCCGCTATTCTTCAACCCTGCAGAAGAAGAATACCAAGCCCCCTCGTAATTACGGCACATCCACTTTACTTTAGCGTACCAACATGCGGAGGAGCATAGAAGTTGTAAAATGAATATGCCTATTTGCTGGGACGGTAGGACTCGAACCTACATCATCTCGGTTAACAGCCGAGTGCCTTGCCTTTAGACTACATCCCATGTGCCATTTACCTAAAAGGGTACATCATCTGATAGTTCAGCTGGGTCAAGTACTTCACCATCTTCCCAGGGTGTTCTATCAAACACTTTCCACACCTTTTTCTTTACCTGTTGAGGCTCCGGCAAGTCTCTCGTTTCAGAAGTTATAAACTCCTCTTGAGATATTCTTACTAGAAACGGCTTACCTACAACGTCATCCTCATCAAGAAGAACAAGCTTCTTTAATACTTGTCCATCTTTAGTGATGCTGGCAGTCTCTACTCCAAGCACACTTAAAAGCTCGAAGTATCTCCTATTTCTACCAGAGTTAGCATTACCGGGGAAAAGGAATATACCTTTATCCTTGAACGTCTTTTCGGGCATGTGTGTACATTTAGCCGTTTTAGGCGTGCCGTCACCGTTCATCACCGGTACTTTATTTCCACTAGAATTGAGCGTATAATTCCATCCATCCATTTCATAGACGTTTTGCTCAATCTCTTTAGCTTCCTCGGCTATTTTATAGGCTAACTGAAATACTATTGCCTTACCACTTTTGGTATTGACATCTCTCTCAGTTAATCCTACTACGTGAGCAGGATAAGTACCTGCTTCAATAGGTAGAAAGCCTGTTTGTTTATCATCAAAGAACGCATCTATTTCTCGCATTATTGTTATACTCCTTAACTATTGGTTCTTGTTGTGCCATACTCTTCAAACAAGGCATGGACTTTAGCTGTTAACTCTGTCATCTTTTTACTATACTTGGCACCTTTGCCTCCAGCGTAGTATAAAGTAGGTCGAACCCAACTACCATCAGCGGTTTTAACCCAACGCTGAGACGAGGTTCTTCTTGAGCTTACAAGACCTTCTGTCTGCATTTTCTCAACAGTGTTCTTAGTTAAAACACCGCTAGACTGCAATCTTTCAGCCTCTGCTACAGTTAGTTTACCCATCGCTATTCTCCTTTCTGTGTGTTTCGTTTTCTTCTAGTGTCCAACAATGATAGCTTGGATTGACAGTGAGTTTGCTTGAGTCCTGAGTTTCAAACACCATGATTTGTTTACCAAACATGAGTTTATAACCTATAAATGTGACTCTTCGGAACTCTTTACCATCGTTAGTACCAAGACTATATTGGCTTCCGTATTCTAGAAGTCCTTCATCGTAACTTAGACTTGTCATTTCGATTGCCTCTTTAGTTTTGCTAATGAGCCTTCGTAACTGTGTCCGGCTATCTCACCAGATTCAATAAGAGAAGCTATTTTCTCCTCTTTTCCTGCTGATTTAGCCATATCCATAATCTCATTAATCTGTTCTTCACTTAACTCCATGTCATCTACATGACCTCTGTATATATCATCACTTATATTTAAATAGACATTGAAGGCTTTCTTTTGACAGTCTGTTACGGCTGCCTTTATATCATTACCAATGTCAACATACTCACTTGTTCCCCTTTTAACTTGTATCCTGTGAGCTGCTACCATGTCGCCTTGTCTTTTTATACCATTATCAACCCATTCTAATCTGCCGTGTACATACCACGCTTTATCTCCAACGGGGCCTGTGTTAATTACGGTGAAGCTCCATATAGGATACTCCTTATTCGCAATACTACGCATATAAGGGAATTTGACATACTCTGGGCTGTTGTGGTCGTTACCTTTCTTGAATATATATGCTCTCGGTGTGGGTATATCACTTACTTTTCTGTGCTTCTGGGAGACTCCCTCCTCCACTTGAGGTAGAGCCTTTGTCAGCACTAGCTCTTCGCTTGTCTTTAAGACTGGTTCCTTTGCTTTTGGCATTTTCACTACTAACTCCTTTTTTTGTTATAAACGGACTTTTACATATATGATTAAATTGACAATAGTTACACTCCCACTCATTAATAGGAGAGTTCCACGTGCCAGGCACCAATGATTTGAACTTATATACTTTATCATAGTCTTCTTCTTCTATTGTTTCTTTTAGATTAGTCCAATAGTTCAATGCTTCAGTTTGATATGCTTTTTGTATCCTAGTTGTACGCATTGTGCTTGTGTCTTTATTATACCATACTATATTCATCTCTACTGTATCAACATCATACTTACGCTTAACTCCCAATGCATAAGTTCCCAGCTGGAGTTCATAGTTTATACTTGGGTTCTTGTCCCTATTCTTTATGTGACCAAACATCTTTCTCCATTTATAGCTATGCACTGTTTTGAAGTCGCTCAAAATAGCCGACCCCATATCTGGGTTGATAGATACTAGGTCTAAATGACCGACTACCTTGACATCGGGGAGTTCTATTCTGTCTTCTATATAAACTGTCCAATTCTCAACACCGGGGAGACTTCCATGCATAATGAGATACGTAGGTATAGCTTTTTCAAGGATGTCCTCATGTACCACAGTTCCTAATCTCATCTTTCTAGCTGAGTCTCTTTCTATTGGCCGCTCATCATATTTGTACGTTTTATACCATTGTTTTCTGTGGCACTGACCTGCACTGGATGCTGATAGCCACCCATCATATTCCTCGTATTTCTCTCTATTAGCTTCATTTTGGGTTTTTATATACCAATGATATACCTTCTCAATATCTATCATTTCTTCCTCCTAAGTGGGTGTCTAAGTTAATGAATATAGAGCGGTTATCCTACTCACCTTGTGTACCGGATGGGGTAATTCCCCACTCTTTTTCAGCTTGTTTTATCGCACTATGGATGTCTTTACCTTTAGGTTCTTCTAATGTGGTTTCTTCATTTTCTCCATTACCTTTGTTTACTGCACCGAGTCTTTCATAGTTTGAGACACTATCGGCAAACGTCATCCTATACTCAGCCCAATGTTTATTATTGGTCGTTTTGATTGTGGTTGTTGTTATAGCATGTCCATTTTGTCTGAGAACGTGGATTATAGAGGCTAACCTCATGCATCCAAACCTCTCCAGCGCCTCTAATGGACTTATACTCATTCCTTTCTGTAGATGCTCTAATATCCTTGATGTTGCACTTTTATCACTCATTGATAACTTTCTCCTTATCGTGAAGGCTTGGCTCGACTTCGCCTGCTATAGGAAATATATTAAAGACATGTTCTCTAAGATATTCCATATCCTTTATGTTACTTAATTCACGTCTGCCCTCAGGCACCGATTCAAGCTCTCTTATAGTATAGTATAGAGCCTGACTTATTATATATGTACCTCTCATGCTGTTAACGAAATCCAAGATTTTCTTTTTTTCTTCGGTCATTTGCTTTCCTCCCATTTTTGGAAACGCTCGTATTCAGGACAATAGTGATGAGGTTTCGCAATTATGTCTATTATTTGCTCAGGTATACATTTACCATCTGCAATCCATCTAAGAAAACGTATGAACTGTTTTGATACTATGACCGGAGGGGTTGCACTTATGACTGGAGGCGTACTCATACTAGCCTCAACGGATTTCTATTGTTATAATTATAGACTTCCTCAAACTGCTTCATGTACTCTTTGATGTCTGGGCATTTACCCATTTTCCTAGTGAGGTATTCCATCTTGTTCATCATTGTTACATGGTCGTAATCGGGATGGTCGAACAGTTTCTTGAATGCATGAACGAAGTCACGGTGCTTGTTGTGTTCAATATATTTACTGAAATCACCTACTGCATCACCAAACCTATTGGCTTCGCTTATACTGTTGGTTATCTTTAGGTCACCGGACAGAAAGTCCTCTCTCGCTTTACCCCATCGTCTTCCACATAATAGCATTAGTGTTGTGGATATAGAAAATTCATATCTTTCTTGGTATCCTTTAAACACTTTATACTCATGGATGTCTTGCTTGGAGAATGAATCTCTCACATCACCCATGTTCCACTTATCCTGACACATATTCAAACGGGCTACGCTTTTTATATTCATTTTCGCTGTTGGTATGAAGTATATTGGAAGACCTAGTTTCTTTCTAGCTGTAAATCTGTGCTGTCCATCCCATATGTAATATATTCCCCTTTTGGAAGGAGTAGTGATGATAGGATATTCATTGCCCAGGTCTATTATACTTATTGAGACAACCATCCAGTCTACCTTCCTTGGTCGTATATTTCTGTTAATCTGCAGCATATCAAATAATGCGTACTCATTCTGTTTCTGTATTTGTAACATGGTTATTCTCCTCTAGGTTGTTTACTCTTTCTATTAACTCATCGTACTTATAAATAAAATCTTGTGGTTCATGTGAAGCCACTTCCAATATTGCTATTCGGCTGTGTAGAGAACTGAGTAGCTTAGTAATATCAGTAATGTTATCAGCAATATCTACCAGTCTATCAAATATATCATCAATTTGATTTGTGTGGTCGTATACTGCCTTTGCGTTATACTTTGTTATATCTTGTTTCTCTTCTTTACTCATCACTTTGTCTCCTTTGTAACTTCATCAATAAGCTTTTCAAAACTTGGCTTTGTTAAGAAAGCATCACTGTCGTAGTGTTTTAATATCTTATCCATAAGCCTTGCACACTTCTCCCTGTACTTATTCATTCCTTCAATATCTTTATTCTTTTTCATGATAGTTTATCTACCTCTTGTTGTAAGAATTGTATGATGACCTTGCCTACTCCAAACTTGCCTTCGTTCTTTATTTTCTCTTTCATTATGATTCTATACATGTAGTCTTTTATGATTGTATTATCACTTTTGGGTCGTTTATTCTCTTGCCATGTAGTTTCATACATTATATCACAGCCCGGTTTGTTACATTTTTTAATCATTATTCTTCCCCTTTAACTATACATACAAGCAAAATTGCAATTACAAAGACAAAGAAAACAGCAACAGACACTAGTACTTGCATTTAAACATCTCCTTCACTTAATGCGGCATCCTCTCCCTTTTGATACAAATGGTCTGCATAGTCACAGTCTTCACAGCAACCATTTATAGGCATATATATAGTCTTGCCGTTATTAAGAGTTATTTTTGTTCCACTAAGATTAAATCCAATATCATTATACTCAGACTCACGTTCTTCGATTAAGTTCATCAACTCGATAGCTTCATGTACCTGTAGTGTGTCTATTACGTGATTTCCCATATAATTTGACAGATACTCATGTATTTGACTAATCGCTCCCATTACTATCTCCTTTCAGTTGGTTCTGTGTATGTTCGTCTTTTGCAAGGAGACATATATCATCGAAGTCTGAAACCTTGAGTATTGCTTCACCAAAATGATTCAGATTGTCATTAAAGTGGTCTATTATCATATTGACTATATATGTATCAGCTTCTGTGTTCCCTGCATTCTGTCTCCACGCAAAGTTTCTATACCCCTTAGTATCGTAATCAAATGGAGGTATCTTGGCTTTTACAAGCATTTCTCTGAATATTCTGACGGCTGACTCTATATTTACCAGCTTTTGTCTTAATTGCTCTATAGCATCCCATACTGCATCATTCTGACGGCTGACTCTATCTATAGCATCCCATACTGCATCATTAGTCGGAGCCCATTTTATCTCTTCTTTCTTTACAGCTATCATGTTATTCTCCTTTAATTGTTTGTGATAACAGGCTTTCTAAACACTGGCCCCGACTTTGGTCGCGGGGTAACCATACATACGACTTAAATATCTCGCCAGAATGCGTATACCGCAGCCTTTACTCACCTGTTATCACAATTTAAATTATTTGAGGGGGAGTATGGGGATAACTCTCCCCCTCTCACCGAGGTTATTAACTATATGCCTCAACATCGGACAAGTGAGACCCTTTCTCATATTTGTCCTGTAAGGTTTGTTCTCGGAGTTCCATTGTCGCTATAAAATCCTCCCGCAACAATGACTCATCTTCCACTTTACTGTCTTGGTGTTCAGAATAGAGGTCTCTGGCCGCCCATCCATAGAACATCCCCATTAACAGTATAACTGTCATTCCAATAATGTCTACCATGATTGTCTCCTTTTTTATGAGAAAGATGGGGAAGTAGTTAGTCTGTTCTCTATTCCAGGCAGACATAAGATACCAGTTTAAACTCTAAGAGCGACAAAGAGCCAATATTCACTACTTAACCGTCCTGCTTTTCATCAGGTTACATACAGTTAGTTATTCCAACAGATGTATTTATATACTAGTCTTAGTTCTGTTTATCCCCATCATCTTCTCATTTTTATTTCTGATTCATTTACTATTCTTCTTACTTCTTTTTCAGCCTCAGTCATCTTGAGATGAGGGTATCTCTCCTCAAGCTTTTCCTGTGATACTGAGTCTCCAATAGTGTCAGGAAGTCCACACTCTCTAAGAAGTCTTTTGTGCTTTATAATATCCTGTTCGGTTAACACTTCACCGTTCATTCCTAATCTCTTTCTCATTCTCTCAATCCCTTCCTCATTAGCCAATGATTATAACAGAGTTGTGGAGGATATTTCTTCCTCTTAATCAAGCTCATCTTGATTCCTTTGCCACATACTCTGCAGCTATGTTTATCAGACAATTTGGTATAATGGTATTTTTTAACGTATTTGAAGACGTTCTCTCCTTCTTTTTATTCGTTTCCTATTATCAAACAATCTCACACCGATATGCTTAATGCATCTGTCTTCACCTTCAAACTCATCGAAGTCACACGGATCAGTCACTTCAAACGATGCTATTAAATATTTTACACCGCTTGTGAACTCACCGGACAGATTAATGCCTATAGTATATCCAAAATCTAACATTGGTAGATGCATTGAGAAAAATAAACGGCTCAGTACATCTGGCTTGAATGGGTTGCCGTCAATCAGTCCACATATCATCAGTCCTCTTCTGAGGTTATATCCACGCATATTACCGAAGTATCGAGAGAATCCATGTCTAGTCATTGTTATTATCCCCTTATTGGTTAGTTAAGCACAAAACTCTACTGAAGATATGCCTTTAGAAATATCTCTTGGGTCAACCTTCTTACACGTTCTTGTTTTGTACAATATATTGTTTTCCTCTGATGGAGGAACTATTTGTTCAAGCTCATCATACTCTTCTTTAATACACTGTCTAACAGGAAATGGAACAAGTATAATATCTACGTAATTCATATTAGCCAAGAGACGTAACATGTCTTGAATGGGTTCGCTTAGACTATAATGTATGCGAACATCATGATACTCTGGGTCACCCATAGATGCTCTCATGTAATCTTCACCATACGCAGATGTCTCATGCTCATTAACATTTATCCATCTTGGCTCGTATTCATGCGAACATTCTAATTTATATTTATATGTTACTTCACTATCACAACCGGGAAGTACTTCACCAGTATCAAATGTATATGAGTGCAGTGAACTGAAGTTCACTATGCGTATGCTATTCTTAAGCTGTATAATAGGGAATTCCCCAATATGAGTATCAGTCGTTTTAAGCTCGTTGATTTTGGTCATGATATGACCCCCTTTATTAGTTAGTTAATTGATTGAAATTATCCCACATTTGTCCTGTGCGGTACTTGGGATACACAGGTCAGCGAGTGGGGGCTGAAACCCTTTTTAACCACTCTTGGGTCACGTGTCTTGAGTGAGTCCTGCCCCAGCAAGACGAAATGTATGTTATTGCCCAAGTTATATGTATAATGCAAAGAATAGAGATTCGGGATAGGCTAACTGTTTCAATGAACAGCCTCGACCTGTCTTCAACGAACGCGTGTACAGACATGAATGGTCTCCAACCTATCCTTTATCCCCAAATGGTAGTGATTACTGTTGCCAAGCTCACCACACTCCGAAGCTTATTCAGATGATTGGACGGCTATATAAGTTGCCCCCAGAGGAAACCCACGCGAAGCGTGGGAATCCAATGAAGGGATAGACTAAGCCTTTCCGTGGAAACGCTTGTTCATCACTGCCTTGCTCCACGGCTTGGTCTTGTCGCGAAGCGACTTGTAGGCCTTGCCTAAAGCAATAGCATCATCAACCTCATAGTCGAAGAGAGAGACGGGTCTAGAGTTACCAACGGTGATAAACTCAGTTATCTCGTTCTCTCCAACGAGGAAAGTCCTCGCACTCTTGACGAGTACGGGGGATGTCATCCAATCAGTCAAAATGAAATAGTCCATAATAGAACCTCCAATTTGTTAATGGAAAATGAGATTCCGATAATCTCACTTAGTGGACGCGGGGTGAATATATGGCTATATATCATTGGAACTATATTTCCTTGATACACTTGGGCATATTGTTTAAATTTGTTTATAATGAGAGAACAGCTGTACACTTGCCCGGGATGTGGCAAGACATCTTCAACAGATAACAAGGAGTTAATAAAATGCCTAGATACGATGAAAGTACAGGAGGTGCAGCCTTCTTACACAATACGCGAGGTGAGCCGGGTGACACTGGCCGACAGAATCAGCCGCCTCTTGCGGGAGAAGAGCCTAAAGTTGACGAGCCTAAAAAAAGTAAGAAACAATCAAAGAAAAGCAACGTAAAAAGCGAGTAATTTGGGGGGACTATAGGGGGGTCTTATATAAACCTAAGAAAATAAGACTGTACATCATTGAAATGAGTATGGAATAATGGTTATATTTAGGCATGGGTGTAGCAATGAAAGCTTTGTCGAGACTTCCACTAGAAGAACAGGAACGAGTTCTGGAAGAGTTAAGCGATGAAGCGAGGTCGTTAAAGACTTGTCCAATCGAGATAGATGGTGTGTTCTATGTGATACCACAAGGAGTGTTTGACTTGATAGAAAGCCTACATTTTGAGATACGGGAGCTTCACGAACTTGGAGTCCCGTAGTATTAAGGGAGAGCGTCATTACGTTTTTGATGATGTTAATGAATACATAGCACACTTTAGTTCTTCGGAAGACACTAGGAATCCAAGAAGAAACTGGAGGAATAGCAAAGAGGGAGAATGGGTGTTCTCTGATGATGGGAGAATTGTTCAACTACTAAAAGTCAAGGATATGATTTCACACCCAAACGATAGGAAGAATTACAAATATGCGAGAGGATGGGTAAGGACTATAGTTGGGACATTTTTAAACAAAGATGATGTTTTCATGGATACCGATTTTGATAAGCATCCCGACAGGTATACTTTTTCCGGCAAGAAGACATCGCAATCAAAGAGACTAAAAGAACGAAGAATCCCTACCAAGCGGGAGAGGCTATTCGCTACGAGTGTTGCAACGGGAACAGATGCTATCAATGCTTATAAGAAAGCATTTGGAGATACAAAGGACTCAAATGCTAGGTCTAAAGCTGTTGCACTTCTTAAACAGGAGAGAGTAATGAAAGAGATTGAGAAATCTGTAACTGATATTGCAAAGAATCTTGGTGTTGACCATGAGTACATATTAAATAATTTAAAATGCCTTGCTGAGAATAGCATAGATGAGAATATCCAGTTGCAATCAACGAAAGAATTGGGGAAAGCGATAGGTACTTTAGGTGGTACTACTATCAAGCAGAAAGAAGTCGGGATATTTGGAATGCTCCAAGAGTTCACTCCAGAGCAAATTGAATCTGCTAGAAGACCTTCCCTTGAACCATCAAAAGAGGTAAATAGTACGGAATGATATGCCCAAGATGTAATGCGATAGATGTATACAAAGATGGAAAGTACAACTCAAAAGATACGTTAGTACAAAAGTACAAGTGCAAAGCTTGTGGTAGGTACTTCTCTGTTCCTGTAAATACTGACATTATTGACGAAGAAAAGAAGGTCGTCCCTGGCCAAGTGCATATGTTTGAATCTGATGAAATCATCAGGCTTCATGGTCTTACAGATATGCACGTAGGCTCAACAGACTTCGATAGAAAGAAGTTTTCAGAGGCCGTCAAGGTGATATATGAAGACGATAATGCCAGATGGTTTGGTAACGGGGATTTGTTAGAATGTATCCCACCAAATTATAAGATTACTCAAAGAGGTCAATATGCACCGCCAGATGACCAGCATATGGAGTTCCTTGGTCTTATATATCCAATTATGGATAAGTGCTTATTCGTTAGAGGTGGTAATCACGACTATTTGAGAAGCATGATGATGTTAGACTACGATATTAGTCGTATGATAGCTAAAGACATGAATGTTCCATATTTCCCATTTCCTGGCTACTCATGTGTCAAGATTGGAGACTCTGAGTGGATAATAGCTTCTGGTCACGGGAAGAGTGGCGCTAAGAATGGAGACTTGGAACTTGATAAATTAGCTTCAGTATACTCTAAGGCTGATGTCTTCTTTCTAGGACACAATCACCAACTTTACGCAAAACCCATTGATTCATTGAAGATAGATAGGGACAAAAACGAAGAAAGTCTCTACCGTAGATGGTATGTGCGTGGTGGAAGTTTTCTTAGATATGCTCAGTATGCAAGATATGCTATATACCCTATTGTGAGAACTGGATGGGTAACTATGGAGTTCACAAAAGACGGGATTAAATGCTGGACGAACTAGATATAGGTGAAATAGGAATGAGATACACAAACCGAAAATATGATGCATCTGGTCTTAATTTAGGAGAATGTATTGATGAACTTAAAAGAATTAACCAAGAGATAAGTACGACAGGAATAGTTAAAGGAAATAGTAAGGATACCTTAAGATTTTTCTGGATGAGTGATATAATAAAACAAATGGATAGGCCGGAGATAGTGGGTTATGAAGAAAAAGAACACAATATCCAAGCATGACATCATTAGGTCAATCAAAGCTCTCAGGTATAGACTAGATAATCTCTTGGCTGTATTTCAGCTACAACAGCAAGAATTTCAAGAATACCTTGAGTACAAAAAAGAAACTGAAGACTTTGAAAAGTTCCTAGAGAATAAATATGAACGTAAACAGCCAGAAGATAACGGAAGCGGAAGAGATACTGTCACTAGCGAAGAGTGACTTAATCGCATTCGGTAAGTTATTTCTTCCTGATGACTTCTTAAGAAGTGAGACACCGGCATTCCATTACATGATTGCTGACTCTATAGACAATAAAGAAGTAAAGCAACTAGCAATAATAGTCCCAAGAGGACATGGTAAGACTGTACTTACGAAGGCATCTATACTTAAAGACTTCTTATTCTGTCCTTCTGACGATATGTTTTTCTACGGATGGGTATCAGCGACACAAAAACTTGCTGTCGGGAACATGGATTACATAAAGTATCACTTAGATAACAACGAAAAGATTAAATACTACTTTGGTTCTATGCACGGGCCAAAATGGACTGAAGAAGATGTAGAGTTAAAGAATGGATGTAAACTAATCTCTAAAAGTAATGTTGCTGGTATTCGTGGTGGAGCCAAGCTACATAAGAGATATGACTTAATAGTACTGGACGATTTTGAACATGAAGCAAATACAATCACTCACGATGCGAGAGCTAAAAACGCTAACCTTGTCACTGCCGTTGTTTACCCTGCTTTGGAGCCTCATACTGGTCGTCTCCGTGTTAATGGGACTCCTGTACACTTTGATAGTTTTATCAATAACCTTCTCAGAAACCATGAAATATCTAGGAAAGAGGGTAAGGATTTTGCTTGGGATGTAATCACTGCCAAGGCTATAGATAAGAAAGGAAATCCCCTCTGGCCAAGTTTCTTCTCTAGAAGTAAGTTAGAAGAGAAAAAGAAGTTCTATAGAGATTCAGGTCAGTCATCAAAGTTCTTTCAAGAATATATGATGGAAGTTATGAGTGAAGAAGATTCAGCGTGGGGAAGAAAAGATGTTAAAAAGTGGAATGGATACTATGAGCATGAAGAAGGCATTAACTATCTCGTACAAGACGGAGAAAAGAAACCTATCAATACATTTATCGGGTGTGACCCTGCTACTGATATTGATACTAAAGAGTCTGATTTCAGCGTCATTATGGCTGTGGGTGTGGACACAGATAATAATCTATTCGTACTCGAATATGAACGTCATAGAAGCATACCAACAGTTGGTTCAAAATCTTCCAATGGAGATATAATAGGTAAAAAAGGTGTTGTTGATTACATAATATCTCTGTATGATAAGTATAATTGTACCAGCGCTACTGTAGAGGACGTTGCCATGAACCGGTCTATATTCCAGGCGTTAAATGACGAAAGAAGAAGGCTAAACAGGTTCGATATTGCTGTTATACCACAAAAACCAGGTGGCACGCAGAAGAGAAATCGAATCTACAGTGGCTTAAGTGGACGTTTTAGTATGGGAACTATACATTTAAGGGACAATAACTTTGATTTAGAGCATGAAATTCTTACATTCGGCCCAAGAATGGCTCATGACGACACCATAGAAACACTTTATTATGCAAATCTGCACGCTTTTCCCCCAAACTACAAGAAAGAGAAGGGTAAAACAGGCTGGTTCAAGCCTAAAAGGAAAGCAAAGAGCTGGTTGGTAGCGTAATGCCAAGATTTGGCAAAAGGTCAAAAAAGAGATTAGCAACTTGTGATATAAGGTTGCAAAAGTTATTTAAGGAAGTAGTTAAATATTTCGATTGCACAGTTATACAAGGACACAGAGGTGAAGCGGAACAAAATCAAGCATATGACGCTGGGCGGAGCAAACTTCGGTTTCCCAAAGGAAAGCACAATTCTAATCCTTCGAGGGCTGTGGATGTGGCTCCTTACCCTGTAGATTGGGAAGACCGTGACAGATTTCACTACTTTAGTGGGTTTGTAATGGGAATGGCAACTAAGCTTGAAGAAAAGATGCCAACCTTAAAGCTCCGCTGGGGCGGGGACTGGGATATGGACACCGAAGTAAAAGATAACAGGTTCGATGATTTAGTCCACTTTGAACTGGTGGGAGAATAATGGGTAACAATAGATTTGACGAGACACAAAGACCTTCATCCAATAGTCTTTCCACTAGGCAGGAACTTGGATTACCAGAAGCTGAACCTACCGGCAAAACAAAGTCTATGTGGCAAACTTACACTAGAAAGAAAACAACTCACCCAATTAGAAAATCTCTTGATTCCTTATATGAAGAAGGAAAGTCTTTTAGACCTTCTAGAAAATCTGATATGAGGAAACTAGATATGGAGTACAATGCCTCGACTAAGTAAAAAGAAAAAAGCTGAGATTGTAAAGAATCTATTTAATAAAGCTAACTCTGGAAATAGGGCTAAGTGGCAAAGAGTTCAGCAACGAGCTTATGAGTTTTATCTCAATGAACAACTAACTGTTAATGAGAAGCATTCTCTTGAAGAAGCAGGAATGCCGACTTTTGTTATAAATAGGATTACTCCTGTTATTGAGATGATGAAGTACTTTGTTACGGCTAATAGTCCTAGATGGCAAGCTGTAGGAAGTGAAGGTTCTGATGTCGAAGTAGCAGCTGTTCATTCAGATATTGCTGATTATTGTTGGTATGTCTCTAATGGTAAGTCTATTTATTCTCAAGTTATACAAGATGCTCTTACTAAAGGGATAGGATATTTTCTTGTTGATGTTGACCCAGATATGGATAGGGGAATGGGGGAAGTTGTATTTAAGAGAGTTGAGCCTTTTGATGTTTATGTTGACCCTACGAGTAGAGATTTCTTATTCAGAGATGCGTCTTATATCATAATCAAGAAAGATATACCAAAGGAACAGGTTATGAGACTGTTCCCAGAGCATAAAGCCAAGATAAAGAAGGCATCAGGAAGTGCTGAGTTTTCCAATACTCTTAGTATGAGAGATATTGGTTCTAGCGATGTTATTCTCCCGGATGATATGGTGGGAGAAGCTTACAAGCCTTCAACTGCTGAAGAAGATGAAATACTAGATTTATATGAAACATATCAGAAGATAAAAATTGCTTATAGAAATGTTTTCTTGAATGTCCCTCCCACCGATGAAGAGCTATCTGAAATACAAAAAGAAGCTCAAGGGCAGATGG